AGCAGACATTATAAATGATTAGTATGCAATAAAGAATTACCAATCTCAAAAATTAATGTAAGAAATGCAATAATATACAAAGCTTCTTCGTCAGAAACAGAAGAAGTAACACGAAGTATAAAGCAAACAAGAGAACAAATACAAATAAAGACCAATAAAATAATTGGAGCAATACGATTAAATAATGTTACAGTTGATACTGAGAACATCAAGAAAGAAACCCATCATACGATGAGTTATTTACTCCCCTAAAGGTTAGTTAATAGAGTAAATCAGTGGCCCACTCAATAAGAGGAGCACCACAGGAAGTTGCTTCGTTGCCCGACCATAAAAAGTCAATCTGGGACGAAGGTAAAAAAGCACTAATTGCGGAGACATAGGTTATCTTGTCATCCATCGAGTGCTCAACTTCCATTGCGCGCTGGTACTTCTTCAATATGAAGGCACACAGTCTTTCTGCTTGTTCCCGTTCAGTGGGAAAATTCCAAGCTAGAATTCTTAAAGCGCAGCACTTAACATAAGACTAGCGCCACGACTTTGCTTTGAAGTGAAAAAATACATTTGCTTTCACCTTTTCAAAGTTTGGTTTCGGAAACCACATCCCATTTTGAAGAGAAAATTCGGAATTGGTAAAAACACAATCCGCTAACTCACCGGGGGGTTTCTCAGGTTTGAATACGAAACCGAGTTCTAGGGAATCACTGACTATGTCGGTGAAATCTGGATGATGTGGGACAACTGAATCGTCGCCCATACACGCACAAGTGTGCTTATCTATCTTCTTCAAAAGATCAGATATATTGGCGCTCTTCTTCGCTAAACAGTAAAAAAGTACTAATATTAGCGCCAACGTGTTATCGGAAAGTGTATTGAAAGATCCCGAAGGATTCTTTCCGATCATCATACATAAATATCCATCTACATCTATACACATGGAATAAACTATATGACGATAAACAAAATCATACAGCCTGCGGTTATCTTCATCTAAAATCAGATAATCTTTCCGCAATTCATAAATGGCCTGAAGAACAAACTCGTTCAACGAAGCTTCCATGTGCGATACATCCCAGCAATCAAACAACAACTTTTCAAGCACAGCTCTGTTTTGGAGCAAATAACGTGCGAGATCATTGAACCCTCCATAAAAGGGGGAATAACCAACCTTTGACCAGGTGGTCTTGTTTGATGCTAATAGTCCGTCGTTCTGACCACCAAAAAGCATGGTCATCATAATGTGAGCAACAATGTCTGAACACATAAACGTA